GCTCATAGCCTGTGCAGAGGCTATCTACGAGGAAAAAGACAACGGGGCATTTGCTCAATGAGTAAAGCACCGCCAGCATGGAGCTACAGCAGCATCAAGCTCTTCGACACCTGCCATCGCAAGTACGAGAGCGAGAGAGTTACCAAGGAAGTAAAGTACACAGACAGCGATGCCACGATCTACGGCAAGGAGCTTCATCTGGCGTGTGAAGAGTTTATGAGGGATGGCAAACCTATCCCTCCCCGGTTTGGGTTTGTGCTTCCTTACTTGGAAAAGCTGAACAATATCCCCGGCGAAAAGATATGTGAGTTGCAGGTAGGGTTGAAAAAAGAAGATGGAAGATTTGTTGCTTGTGGTTTCAAAGATAGAGATGTTTGGTTTCGCGGTGTTGCTGACCTTGTTATTGTCGATGGACCCAAGGGATGGCTTGTAGACTACAAGACCAATAAGAATGCACGGTATGCAGACCCACGGCAGTTAGCATTGATGGCAGCGTGTTTGTTTGCCAAGTACCCTGATTTAGAACGGGTCAAGGCGGGCCTGCTGTTCGTTGTGTCTGGCGATTTCATCAAGTCAGAATACACTCGTGATAAGGCATTCGAGATTTTTGCTGACCTGCATGGGCTGTTGACGCAAAGAGAAATGGCTTATACTCACAATATCTGGAACCCTAAACCTAACGGACTCTGTGCTAAGTGGTGCCGTACTCAATGCCCTCATAATGGATCACTCTAATGGCCGAAAAGAAAAGAAACTGGAAGAAAGACTGGGAAAATGAGAAAGCCCGCCAAGAGAAAGATGGGGGTGTGCTGAAGGCTAAGCTGGCCCGTCAGACACTACGTAGGAAGCTGGACAAGGAGGGGGTAAACCGCAAAGGTAAGGACATCGCTCATAAGAAGAACCTCTCGAAAGGCGGGGGTAATGAGGATGGTTTTTTCCTAGCATCTCCTTCTGAAAACCGTAGCTTCAAGCGTTCCAGCAATCACAAGCCAGCGGCGACTTATGACGCACCCAAAAAGAAAAAATGAGAGTTACACCAACAGCCGTTAGGCAGATAGCTGCAAACTCTGGGCTCCCTCATGACGTAGTAGAGCGGTATATAGAGCAGTTCATAAACTTTACGTTTGCTGTAGCCAAGCGAGAGCGCAAGCACTGCTATAAAACGGCACGGAATTGGGTGCATGATCCTGAGATACACAAGATGGATTTGCTAGAGTTGCTTAAGCCAACAGTGGACATAGAAGACGCTTACGACATCCTCTAACTGTCTCGATTTTAACAGGTTGCCGCTCCTCAAGCGGTGGATAAGGGAATATGGAAATTGTGCATAACAACGCCCTCTTGGTGCGTACACGTAATCCTGACAAGATTACACAAGTGATTCAGAAGTCTAAGGTGGTCGGAGAGCAAGAAGGTATCTCAGAAGTATTGGTCCATTGGGACCTTGGAAATGCTGTCATCCTCAAGAATCTTGGTTTCAAGAAACCTCTGTCGCCTATACTGGGGCACTACCAATGGCCGGGGATGTACCGCCCGTTTGCTCATCAGAAAGACACAGCGGCATTTTTGACGATTCACAAGCGGGCCTTTTGCTTAAACGCTATGGGCAGTGGGAAAACGAATGCGGCAGCGTGGGCGGCTGACTATCTGCTAAGTATGGGGGCGATTCGCAGAGTGTTGGTCGTATGCCCTCTGTCTATCATGGACTGTGCATGGCGCTCTGATCTGTTCAAGACGGTTATGCACCGAAGAGTAGGCATCGCTCACGGCTCCAGAGACCAGCGGATTCAGGTAATCAAGGGCAGCTACGATTTTGTCATCATCAACTATGACGGGGTTGAAGTGGTGCGAGACGAGCTAGTGGTAGGCGGGTTCGATCTGATTATTGCCGATGAGTCGAGCTACCTGAAGAATGCCAAGACAAGACGATGGAAAGCCTTTAACTCTCTGATTGGGGCTGACACATGGGTGTGGCTCATGACAGGTACTCCAGCAGCGCAGTCGCCAGAGGACGCATACGGGCAGGCAAAGATTGTGAACCCTAGCGCTGTGCCATCCTATGCGGGTGCGTTCAGAGACAAGGTGATGATAAAGATCAATCAGTTCAAATGGATTCCAAAGCCTGATGCTCAGGAGATCGTACACAGCGTACTCCAACCGGCGATTCGATATACAACAGAGGAGTGCCTAGACCTACCAGAGCAGTTGTATACAACCTACGAAGTACCAATGACTCCACAACAGGAGAAATACTACAAGAAGCTACGTAAGGATATGCTAATACAAGCGGCGGGAGAGGAAGTCTCCGCAGTCAATGCCGCAGTACAGTTGGGTAAGCTATTACAGATTTCAAGCGGAGCAGTCTATGCTGACACGGGGGAGACAGTGCAGTTCGATGCCTCCAACAAGCTGAACGAGATGCTAAATGTTGTACAGCAGGCTTCTCACAAGACACTGATCTTCTGTGCTTTCCGGCATTCGATAGACATCGTAGGAGAGTTTCTAAAGAAACACGGAGTCTCTAGCGATGCCATTCATGGTGGCGTGAGCCCAAAGAGAAGAACGGAGATTTTCAAAAAATTCCAAGAGAGCACAGAGCCTCATGTTCTTATCATTCAGCCACAAGCAGCAGCGCATGGGGTTACACTTACGGCAGCAAATACTGTAATATGGTTCTCCCCCACGACTAGCGCGGAGACGTACCTGCAAGCCAATGCCCGAGTCCACAGAGCAGGACAGAGGAATCCTTGTTTGGTCGTCCACCTTTGCAGCAGCGGGGTAGAGAAGCAGTTGTATAAGGCGCTGGAAGATCGTACACTGGCACAGAACAACTTGTTGTCCATGTATAAAAACTTTTTGGGAGGTGATATTTGACGTAACCCTTTGATTCTTGGTATAATATGTCTGGCCCCACACGTTATGTGGGAGATGTCGATACGCAATCACGCAACACTACGCGAGGATATTATGGAGACTGAAAAATTATCAGCGGACAGCTTGGCTGCTGCTTTCTTGAACCTGCGGGACACGTACTACGCTTTGAAAAAAGAGAACGAAGAGAAGGAAGCGGTCCTGAAAGGTAAAATGGAGGAGCTACAAGCCGAGATGAACAGGCTCTGTGAAGAGCTAGGTGCTGGAAGCATAAAAACAAATCATGGGACAATCATAAGGAGTGTAGCAACTAAATACTATACGACGGACTGGGACTCTTTGTATCAGTTCATCAATGCTCATCAAGCACCATACCTGCTTGAGAAGAGAATCAGCAACGGGGCTATGCGGGACTTCCTAGAGGATCATCCCGATGTGTTCCCAATGGGTATGAATACTGACCGTGCGTACTCCGTTACTGTACGCCGCCCTTCCAAAAAACTTTAATAGGTAAATATCATGTCTAATGTAACGCTTTTCCGTGACCAGACTTCTGTTGTTTCTAGCGCTCAAGGTCTGGACGATGTAACCAAAAAACTGCTGGGTAATGGTGGTAACTACAAGCGCATTTCTCTGCGGGGTAGTAAGTTCCGTATGATCGTCAATGGACAAGAGACGGCACGGAGCCCCAAGCCCGAGATGGATGTAGTAGTCGTCAACGCGGCTCCTGATGTGAGCCGTACCTTCTATGCCAAGACCTTTGATCCTAACGCAGTAGGTCTACCCGATTGCTGGTCGAATGATGGCAGGCGTCCTGATCCTAAAGCTCCTGCTCCTCAAGGTAAGACCTGTGATAGTTGCCCAAAGAACATCGCTGGGTCTGGCACCAACGGTAAGGGTCGCGCTTGTCGCTTCAGCCGTAGGCTGGCAGTTGTACTAGCTAATAATGTAGAAAACAGCGATGTCTACCAGCTAACGCTTCCAGCTACGTCTATATTTGGTAAGGCAAAGGGCGAGGATGATATGGCACTGGATGCGTATGTTAAGCATCTGGCGGGGTTCAATTACTCTATCACTCGTGTCGTGACGGAGATGCGGTTTGATGAATCCGCTGAGTCTCCCAAGCTATTTTTCCGCGCTGCACGATCTTTGACTGATGCCGAAATTGCTGCGGTTATTGAGAAGGGTCAGAGCCCAGAAGCCTTGTCTGCTATCGCATTCAACCCAGCGCAGATGGATTTAGCCAAGACCGCTGAAGCTACGGCACCCAAGGTATCACCCTTCAGAGAAGAGCCTGTAGCGATTGAGGCCGTTGAAGAGGAGCCCACTGTCCGTAAGTCGAAGACAAACACTGCGCCGGTCAAAAGCGAATCGGTGGAAAACATCCTTGACGAATGGGCTACTGACGATTGATAACTGGATAGGTTGATATCCTTTTTATGGGCGGTGTTCTGCACCGCCCCTTTCGTTAGTAGGCAGGGAGCATGGAACCAGAAACATTATTTAACACCGTATTGGCCGAGGATGGTCTGCTCTGCTTAACAGGTTTGAGGAGTGATCGCTCAGCCATGCCAAAGGTGCGCTACTTCGAGCAAGGCGATCCAGAAATAGCAAGGACAATAGCCTCAATGGATGAGGAAGGCAGAGAGGTTTACTTCGCCTGTGCCACATTCCAAAACAAAGACAAACCAAAAAACGTACAAAATATCCAAGCGCTCAAGAGCTTCTATCTTGACCTAGACTGCGGCAAGGAGAACGGCTACCTGACCAAGAAGGAGGCTATTGAGGCTCTTCAGAAATTTTGTGACACGATCAAACTCCCGCTCCCCACACTGGTCGATTCCGGTTTCGGAGTACATGCCTATTGGAGCTTAAACGCCGCTGTAGAGTACAACACATGGAAGCCTGTAGCTGACGCATTCAAACGCAAAACTCACGAATTAGAACTAAAGGCCGATCCTGTAGTGACGGCAGATGGAGCGCGAATCTTACGAGTCCCGAACACCACGAACAAAAAACGCGACAGCAACCATAAGAAAGTCGTACTTAAACGAGTCGCAGACCCTATAACCCTAGCGCATTTTTCAGCCTGTGTAGGGTATGTATCACGCGAGGCTTACTCTCCTGTTCACTCAGCCGATCCTGTCATGGAGAAGTTGATGCAGGTAAGCCGCACATTCAAATTTAGCAGAATCTACAAAAAAAGCATTGATACCATTGAGCGCGTCGAAGAAACTATTGAGCAGATAGAGCAGGCAGATGGCACCAAGATTGACCGTCTGGTAAAAAGAAAAGTGGAACGCA